GGTCTCGTTCCAAAGCGATGACTTGATCGCTAAGTTGAGCAATGCTGTGAGACCCCCGTAATTGACTGAGGGACACTCTACCTCCCTCTTCGTGCGTAGCCCTATCATTGCTACTTCTCCTTAAATGTGATACTAAAAATAATGATATACCTGTTCTTTCTACTAATGATCGTAAGCGCGTCATTGTAGTATCTATCATTTTACGTTCATCGCCTTCAAGTCCTGAAAGTAAAATGCTTAAATGATCTAAGAATACAATACGGCACTCCAATCCAGTGGCGAGGTATTCAATCCTATTATATATGAGATCAGGATCAAAACTTCCAAACCCATCAAAAAGATAGAGATTCCAATTGGCAATGCTTCTATTAAAGGCAGATTCGAGTTCTTGTTGTCCATGTTCTCCTATATGTAATGCTTTACCTAATGCACATGACATTAATCCAAGAGCTGTTCGTCTGTTCGATTCCTCAAGTGCCAAGTACCCGACCCGTTCTCCTTTGGAAAGTAGGTCAGTAGCAATCTGACGACAGAAGGATGATTTACCTTGTCCAGATCCTGAAGTAATAGTAGTAAGTTCTTGGTGTCTAATCCCGTGCAATTTATCTTGTAAGCCTCTAAAGGGGTAGTCATAATCAGCTGGTGGTGTAGGTGTAATTATCTCTTGATATAACGCTTTTCCTTCAACAATGCCATCAGGTCGCCACGGCTTAGCTTCCCAAATAGCCTTTCGTATCGCATCAGCATCGTCAGCTTGTAATGCCTCGGAAGGGTCTTTGTATGCCTCCATACGGGCGATTTTAACTCTACCGACTGGTAATACTGCAGCCGCTTCTTCCGCAGCTTTTCTCCCTGCATCGTCGTTATCGAAGAACAAGACGATCTCCTCATACCCCTGGAACAAGGGAATTTGTTTCTGGAGGTCTTTCTTAGCGGCAGCGGCTCCATGCGGTACTGATACCATCGGCCATCCCGACATAGATTCGTAACAACTGGCAGCATCTAGTTCACCTTCAGTAATAACAATACGTTTGCCAGTAGTAGGGAACAAGTGCTGACCGAATAAAGTATTAGTGGAAATTCCTTCATAAGTAAATTCTTTTTGTTTGTCTTTTATTTTAAATCCAACAAGTACTCCATCGCTTGTAAAGTATGGAAAGCGTAGAGTATTTCCGTCTCTGTAAATCCTGAAGAATCTGCAAGTTTTCTCAGAGATATTTCTTCTTCTGAGGGCTTCTGATTCTCCTTTGAAGTTGACATTTGTGTTCATCCTTTTTGACTGTGAATTAAGATTTATACCCTCTGCGGGTGTGTATGTATGACAGACAAAGCAATACTTGTGACCATCAGTATAAACTGAATTAGCATCTGATGAACCACAAGTATCACAAGGTTCATGCCTTACGAATTCGCTTATATCAGCCATTCGAGTGGTATATCATGAAATGCAGCCCATGGTATGTCATGACGATCACACCATTGAGCATATGTTGTCTTTGACTTCTTAGATATCCTATTATATGGGGACTGGAATACCATCCTTAAATCTATTGAAGGATTGTCCCTCTTAACTGCAAGTATCTTCCTTCTGTCATCTGCCGACCAGTATCCTTTTGCTTCGAGATATACATAGTTTGGCAGACTAAAATCAGGAGTATAATTATGCTGGATGGTATAAGCCAGCTTTTCAGATTCGTATTCATAGGATACTCCGAGAGTCATGAGGAGAGTGGCGATTCTCTCCTCTAATTTGGATCTAAATTTAGAAGTCTTCTTCGTCATTATTTTCTACTGGTGGTGGTGCATCAGCAGCTTTGAATCCTTCGGACTTACCGAATAGACCTGCTACTTCTTCAGTAGATAAATCA